CAATGAATCCCGTGATCCTGTTCAGCGAGAAATGGAGCAGGACCAGCTGATAAGCCGTGCCAAAATGGCCCGTGAACAGCAGCAATTCAACCCCGATCTGGTCATCGTTGCTGACGTGTGCGCCCAACCGGCGCATATCAGTAAGCCGCTGCTTGAACGGATTAAATATTTCGAGGGGCTGGGCAAGCCGAAGGCATATTCCCGCTATCTGCGTGAAACCATCAGGCCGTGCCTTGAACGCCTGGAGCGCGTGCGTACCAGCCAGATTTCTGCTTCATTCCGTTTTATGGCGAGCCATGACGGGATGGAGGGCTTACTTGTCCTGCCCGAAATGAACCAGGAGCAGGTTAAGCGATTATCCACCCTGGTGGCGGCACATATGAGCATGTGTTTGGATGCTGCCTGCGGTGAGTTGTTTACGGATGAAGACGTTACGCCGGAAGAGATCCGCCGGTCATGGGAAAGGGTGGCCGCTGAGGCCATGCGCGTTGATGTTATCCCGCCTGCTTTCGAGCAGCTGCGCCGTAAAAAGCACCGCCGTAACCCGGTCCCATACGAGCTTATTCCGGGCTCGCTTGCCCGTATGCTTTGCGCGGACTGGTGGTATCGCAAACTGTGGAAGATGCGGTGTGAATGGCGGGAAGAACAGCTGCGCGCTGTCTGCCTGGTTAACAAAAAAGCGTCTCCGTATGTCAGCTATGAAGCCGTGATCCACAAACGCGAACAGCGCCGCAAATCACTGGAGTTTTTCCGCTCGCATGAGCTGGTTAATGCCGAAGGTGACACGCTGGATATGGAGGAAGTGGTAAACGCCAGCAGCAGCAATCCGGCGCACTGGCGCAACGAAATGATGGCCTGCGTTAAGGGGCTGGAGCTGATCGCAGAAATGCGTGGTGAATGCGCTGTGTTCTATACCATCACCTGTCCGTCACGCTTTCACGCGACGCTCAATAACGGCAGGCCAAACCCGAAATGGACCAGTGCCACGGTCCGGCAGAGTAGCGATTACCTGGTAAATATGTTTGCCGCCTTCCGTAAGTCTATGCACAAAGCCGGGCTGCGCTGGTATGGCGTTCGCGTTGCTGAGCCACACCATGACGGCACCGTGCACTGGCACCTGCTTTGCTTCATGCGCAAAAAAGACCGCAAATCCATCACCGCGCTGCTGCGTAAATTCGCCATTCGTGAGGACCGCGAGGAGCTGGGTACCAATACCGGGCCGCGCTTCAAGTCTGAGCTTATCAACCCACGCAAGGGTACGCCGACAAGTTATATCGCCAAATACATCAGCAAGAACATCGACGGGCGCGGGCTGGCGCAGGAAATCAGTAAAGAAACGGGCAAATCACTGCGCGATAACGCTGAGAACGTAAACGCCTGGGCTTCGCTGCACCGTGTCCAGCAATTCCGCTTCTTTGGTATCCCTGGCCGCCAGGCGTACCGCGAGCTGCGCCTTCTGGCCGGTCAGGCTGCCAGGGCGCAGGGTGAAAAGAAGGCAGGCGCGCCCGTACTGGAAAACCCGCGTCTGGATGCTGTGCTGGCTGCAGCTGATGCTGGCTGTTTTGCCACCTACATCATGAAGCAGGGCGGCGTCCTAGTTCCCCGTAAACATCACCTTGTCAGAACTGCCTACGAGCTCAACGAGGAGCCGAGCTCCTACGGCGATCATGGTGTCCGAATTTATGGCATCTGGTCCCCGATCATTGAGGGCCGGATCTGCACTCATGCAGTGAAGTGGAAAATGGTTCGTAAGGCCGTTGACCTTCAGGAGGCGACAGCCGACCAGGGCGCTTGCGCCCCTTGGACTCGTGGCAATAACTGTCCCCCTGTTGAAAATTTGTACCAGACAGGGGGTGAAGTACCGGATATTACTTCCATGGAAGAAAAGGCGCTGAAGGATTACCTGCATGGAATGGGAAAAAAGGAGAGGCGGGAGTTGGTTGCCCGGCTCAGGCTGGTAAAACCGAAGCGAAAAAAGGCTTACAAGCAGGATATTTCTGAGCAGCAGCGCCTGCAGCTGGAGTATGAGCTGCATTCCAGAGGCTTCAATGGCAGCGAGTATGAGGTGAATTTACTCCTACGCGGCGGCAGCCTTCCGTCTGGGGGAGGGCTGCGTATCTTTTACCAGAACGGGCGGCTGCGTGAGGATGACAAATGGCGTCAGTATTACTGACACATCGGAATTTTTTTCTGTTTTTGACTCATATCAGGTCTTTCTTATTGAAGGCCAAAAAAGCGTTTTACATTTAGAAATTGGTACTATACTGTATGTATAAACAGTGTATATACATACAGTTGTATTTGTAAGTGGCCGTAAAAGGAGGGGAAATGCAGGATTATCTTTTGGAGTCATTGAAACTTCAGCGCATTGATTTTTTCTTAAAACTGGTGGCGGCAAGCGATTGCAGCGACGAAGAAAAGCGGCTGGCAATCCAGTGGGTTTCTGAGCTGACTGACGAGCTGATGGCAAAAATACGTAACCATGAGTACAGCCGCACAATGGACGCTACCAGTTAGGGGGAATCTATGCGCATAGAAATAATGATCGATAAAGAGCAGAAGATAAGCCAGGCAACACTGGAAGCTCTTGAATCCGAGCTTTACCGAAATTTGCGCCCTCTCTATCCAAAAACGGCAATTCGCATACGTAAGGGAAGCGCTAACGGCCTGGAGCTGAGCGGCTTAAAACTGGATGAAGATAAAAAGCGGGTATTGGAGATTTTGCAGCAGATCTGGGAAGACGACAGCTGGTTACATTAATCTCTTGGTTATGATGTTAACTATATGTATGATGGCTAAAACGCACCAAAGTGGCGCCATTATGGTGAGCATCATGATAAAAAAATCTAAACAAGTTGACGGAGGCCGGTTCAGCCTCCGTTTGCCTAGCGAAGTGTTAGAGTTAATCGATAAAGAGTGTGCCAAAAGGATTGGCTGTGTTTCGCGTAACACATGGATTGCTGAGGCTATCGCTGAAAAGCTTAGTCGATGCAATGGCGAACATGCACCTACACCAGAAGACATTAAGGCTGCTTGATGAAAACCTTTTATGAATTTTTCGCAGGCTCAGGTATGGCTAGAGCTGGTTTAGGCGATAGTTGGACTTGTGTGTTTGCAAATGATTTTGACCATAAAAAAGGCGCTGTTTATCAACAGAACTGGGGAGAAGGCGATCTTTTTATTGGTGATGTGAAAACAGTTACCCAAGATCAACTCTCAAAAAATGCTAATTTAGTTTGGGCGTCTTTTCCTTGCCAGGACCTTTCTCTTGCGGGAGCCGGTGCTGGGTTGAAAGGTGAACGCTCAGGGACATTCTGGCCGTTTTGGAGCATTGTAAAAAAGAAGATTGCATCTGGTTCTGCTCCTGAAATTATTGCGCTGGAGAATGTTTGCGGCATGCTCACGTCCCATAAAGGTGATGATTTTGCTGCAATTTGTTCCGCATTTAACGACATTGGCTATCGCTACGGTGCCCTCGTAATTGATGCTGCTCTATTCCTTCCGCAGTCGCGACCTAGGTTGTTTATCATTGGAGTTAGAGAAGATATTTCCGTAGATAGTATTTCATCAGAAATGCCGTCTAAGAATTGGCATACTAGAACATTAATGAATGCATATCATAATCTTAGCAGCGATACTAAGTCGAATTGGGTGTGGTGGGCCTTACCTGAGCCGCCGCAGAGATCATCTACTTTTGCTGATTTGATTGAAGAAAATCCAAGTAGCGTTAAATGGCATACAGCGCTGGAAACGCAGCAGCTCTTGGACATGATGACGGATGTTAATTTAAAGAAAGTTGAAACTGCAAAAGCAGCGTCTATCAAGGATAGGAAAAAAATAGTTGGGACGATCTATAAGAGAACTCGTACTGATGCCACGGGGATTAAGGCTCAGCGTGCAGAGGTGCGATTTGACGATGTTGCAGGCTGTTTGAGAACTCCTGGGGGCGGCTCTAGTCGACAAGTCATCATGGTTGTTGACAATGGCAACGTAAAAACTAGGTTGATCTCAAGTAGAGAAACTGCAAGGCTTATGGGGTTACCCGATGAATACCAATTGCCCAAAAACTATAATGAGGCATATCACTTAACGGGTGATGGCGTTGTAGTGCCGGTTGTGTCCTATATATCTACCCACATTTTCAACCCTGTGATGGAATCTGTGATTGAGGATTCACCTGCACTGCTTAAGCAAATTGCATAGCATCGTTCTGGCAGGAAAGTATGAGCGTTATTCCGTGTAAAAAGGATCTTCAGCTTAAAAAATTGATTGAAACCTATGCCGAGGCTTTAAAGGTTGAAGCTCATAAGCTGGGCGATCATGGGTTAACAGAAGCTGAGTTTTATGACAGTGGCTTGTTCCGCGGTGCCATCGAACGGATTAGGGGCCAGTTTTCCGCGACGATGCGGGATAAGCGAAATTTTGTTAAGCATGTACTCAATTACATGCAGGATAATGGGTTTATCGCTGATTGGGAGTCTGCTGGAGAATCAAATCGTCACGATTATATGGTTACCCTCAATTCAGGGAGAAAAGCTGCGATTGAACTCAAAGGGTGCTTAGACGGCAACAATACCAATATCTTTGACCGTCCGCCTCAGGCTGAGGAATTTGTCATCTGGAGTGTTTGTACAAACCCAGGTGCAGATCCCCAGCACAACGTTTGGTCCGGGATTCATACTAGGCTCAGTGCTGAGATAATCTCTCGCGAACAACGAATTGACGGTATGGTTATTTGGGATTGGGCTTGCGGGACCGTTGGTCGACCATGTCCGAAAATTACAAATGAACCTGATCGTGCTGTGACCTTTGGTCCATTCAAATTACCGCCACCATGCCTGTACTTGATGCCTTCGACGATTCCTAGTCCTAGGAATAATCCGTCTCCGAAAGCGCAACAAATCGATGATGTTCAATTGATTAAAGCGTTTCACGATTGTTTTGGCTGCCGACCAGAAGAAATCAACTTTGTTAATTTTGATGTTGGCTACCATGGCAAGGATACGGTCCGCAAAACCACCATTATTCGAAATGGTGCTGTAGAACGTGAGTCAGAAATGACAGCAATAAGGCGTTCTTGATTTAGTGCATGCCTATGCCGCATGAATTCGCATGATCATTTGAGGATCGTTTTAGTTGAGGTCCGCTAGGAATGGCGGGCTTTTGCTTAGATCGTGCAGGTGCATGGAAACCACTGCGTAAAGCGGGCAGGCGTGGCGGGGCTACGAGCGCGCGGTTTTGGGGTTAATCGCGGTTTTGGCGCCTCAATGTTGGGCGGGCATGGTCATTTTTTGGGGCTGGTCGTGCGCGCCTGCGTCGTGGTGAGGCGCTGCGTTTCGTCGTGAGCTGCCAGGTGGCGAAAGAGTAGGACCGCTCAGCGAGGCGCTGAGGCGCTCTGATGGTGAGGCAGGGCATAAGGGAATAAAAAAACCGCCCGGGGAAGGGCGGTTGATATCAAAGGTTGGCAGGTGGGCGTCAGTCTTCATCGGTCAGGTAGGGGTCAAAGCGTATCACCTCATCACCCAGCCACTCGTTAACTTCTTTGATGCGGCCCTGCAGGGGGGTAAGTTCGTTGCGAACGAAAACGCGCGCCGCCTTTTCCACATCGCCAAACCCGCCGGTATTCGTTGGAATAATCCCCATCAGCTGCGGCGGCACACGGTGAGCTGCCAGCATGTCATCACGGCTCACATTCTTGATATTCAGAAACTCATCTTTCGCTGCGACTTCTGACAGTGGGATGATCTGAATGCCGTCTTTCTTACCGTTCGGGCTGTACATAAACAGGTTACGGAAGTTGCCCGGCCCTTTCGATTTTTTAAGTGCTTCGCGTATGTTGTCCACGTCTTTCTGATCGGCGGCGGGGTCGCTCATGTACATGATGAAACCAGCATGGCTACCGTTAAGGTAATATTTACGACGAAACAGCGTGGCCGATTCATTCAGCAGGGCGGAGGGAATGGCGGAGAGGTATTCCGGCATTCCGTAAAGCTCCTGGTTAACGTCGGGTTCCATCAGGTGAAACACGCTTCCCTCATCGAACTGATAGGGCTGTGAGTTGTAGCCATACTGTGCAAACCAGTAGGTGTCCGGGTCAATGCCACGACGGGTATATTTGGCAAGCGAGGCGCGCAGCTCCATGATCTGCCCTAACCGGTTCATGCGTTTTTCAAGGTAGGAATTACCGAATACCAGAAAGTCCTGGGCGAACCGGGAAAAGGCTTGTTTAGACAGCCAGCGGTGAGGGATGAAGGTACTGGTAAGAATATTGCGTTTTACCTGAATAGCGCTGGAGTGATGCACGGCGGCGCGGTAAGTTCGCGCCAGGCCATCCATGCTGATCGGTGGTTCGTACCAGCGGTCTACCTGCACGCACTCCAGGTAATCAAATAACTCACGGCGGTCCATCACGGGGATCGGATCGCCAAACGTAAACGCCTCCGCATGTGCATTACTGACCATGTTGGCCGTATCGGTGGCGGTCTGGCCGCGCGGTGCCTTGCTGCGGTTTTTGCGGTTAGCCATTAAAAAATCTCCACGATGTTGCTGGTACTGGCGGAAGCTCCTGCCAGTGGTTCGTTATAAAGTGCGTGCATGGTTGCCCAGGCTAAATCCGCGTGGCTGGCTTCCTCTGTGCGGGCTGCTTCGTAGGTTGGCCGGTTGCCGCTGGCGGTGGTTGAACGGCGAATGGACATAAAGGACTGCGCGATATCCAGCATCCCCGCGTCAAATTCCAGACGGCGCCCGCTGATGATGTCGTAGGCTTTAAGCACCAGGGCATTTTTAACGGTCGGGTTGTAGACAAACTCACGCGCGGCAGGGAAGAACTGCTTAACCGTTTTGTAAACGCCATCGCCAACGCCGGTCGAGTCAATGCCGATGTAGGTCACGTTGTAGCGTCTGGTGATTTCCTCAATCGCTGAGGCCTGGGCGCGAAAGTCCATCCCGCGCCACTGGTGACGCTCAAGGATGCGGAATTTACCGCCGGGGACGACGGGAGGCGCAATGACAACGCAACCGGCGCTGTCACCGTTCTGCGTTCCTTTTGCCGGGTCATAGCCGATCCAGACCGGGTGGTATGCAAACGGCCGCAGTAAAAGCGGTTCGAAATCGTCCCACACGTCCCAGCTGTCAACCATGCAGGACTGCAGCAACGCCAGCGGGAACACGGACGCCAGGTCGTCAACAAACTGACACATCAGCAGGTTGTTGTATTCGTCCGGGCTGTACTCCAGGCGCAGCTGGTCCAGGTCGAAAAGGTTACACCCGCCGTTTACTGCATCTTCGATGGTGACTATCTGGCGGTACTGGCCGTCAGGACATAAAACGCCGTGCGCCAGGCTACTGTGAGAAAGGTCAAATTCTACCCTGTCGGCTTTCGGGCGCCCTTTATTGAACAGGGCACCAGACCAGAACGGGTAGGCGCTGTGCGTCAGGCTGGAAGGTGTTGAGAAATAGGTCTGACGCCATTTTTTGTGCAGCGCCATACCGGAGGCCACCTTGCGCAGCTCCTGGAATTTCGGTATCCAGAAATACTCATCAAGATACAGATTGCCGTGATAGCTCTGCGCGGTACGGGCATTTGTACCGAGGAAGTAAAGACACGCGCCGTTAGGCAGCACCATCGGATCGCCTTTCAGTTCAACGTCCACCTCTTTTGCGAAGTCGATGATGTACTGTTTAAAAACGTGCGCCTGCGCTTTACTCGCTGAAAGAAAGATTTGATTTCGCCCCGTGGTGAGCGCGTCTATTAACGCTTCACGGGCGAAATAGTAGGTTGCACCGATCTGGCGTGACTTTAGGAGGTTGCGGATACGGTGCTTGATGCCAGCGTCCCACCAGTGGCGCTGGTACTCGAACATACCGGCGCGGAAAATCTCTTCCAGCTTTTCGATCTGCTCGTCGGTAAACAGGTTTTTTTCCGGCGGCTTGCGCGGACCTTTATTGCGGTTCGCCACGTTCGGATTCAGGTCTGCTTCATTCCCGCCATTGTTAAATTTGCCGATTCTGGCCTGTCGTTCGGACTGACGCGCCAGAAGGTCAATTTCTTTAAAATCCTTTCCTTCCTTCTGCTCCTTCATGACGAGCTGGCAGTAACGTGCGGCGGTGGTGAGCTGCATCTGATCCAGTGGGCCATATTCGCCCCACTTATCGCGTTTTTTCCAGCTGTGAACGGTTGCAACTTTCTCGCCCAGCATTTCAGCAATGCGGGCTACGCGGTATCCCTGAAAGTACATCAGCATTGCCTGACGACGGGGATCGAGGTCTGCGGGGGTTAGTGTTGTCATGGCACAAACATACGGCCTCAAATCAGCACTTTCCCCGGCTTCGCATTGTGTGGGAGTTCGCACAAGCCCAACGCGTTGTTTACACGCGCCCATCACCGCAAACATAAGGCTCTGAACGTGTGACGAACTAACTAACCGGAGCCGGACCGATGGCAAAAAAATCTAAGCGTTTTCGTATTGGGGTCGAAGGGGCCACTACTGACGGGCGCGTTATTGAGCGTGAATGGCTCACCCAGATGGCAGCGAGCTATAACCCGCAGGTATACACCGCGCTGATCAATATGGAACACATCAAGGGCTTCACCCCTGATGGGCCTTTCCGTCGTTTTGGCATGGTGGAAAAGCTGGAAGCGGAAGAAATCACCGAAGGGGCATTATCCGGGAAAATGGCGCTGTATGGCTGGATTGCCCCGACTGACGATCTGGTCACGATGACCAGCAACTGGCAGAAGCTTTTCACCTCAATGGAAGTTAACACCAGCTTTGCCGATACCGGCTCCGCTTATCTGGTTGGCCTGGCGATTACTGACGATCCGGCAAGCCTCGGCACTGAAATGCTGCAGTTCAGCGCCAGCGCAGAACATAACCCCCTGGCGCGCCGCAAGCTGGACAAAGACAACCTGTTTACCGCTGCTCTTGAAACGCTGATCGAGTTTGAGGACGTGCCGGAAAAAACCAGCCTGTTTACCCGCGTGAAAGAGCTGCTGTCCCGCAAAGGCGCCGATGATAACGCCCGCTTTGCTGATGTGAATCAGGCTGTTGAAACCATCGCGCGTGAGCATCAGACGCTGGCGGAGCAGGTCAACACCCATCAAACCGATTTCAGCAACAAGCTGAGCGATATGCAGAAGGTTGTTGATGAGACAACCAACGCACTCTCCACCCTGCGTGAGCAGCTTTCCACTCAGGACAGCCGCAGCGAACGCCGCCCTAATGCGACCGGCAATAACGGCGCAGAACAAACCACCGATTGCTGACGGAGCAAAAGCACAATGAAAAAAGAGACACGTTTTAAATACAACGGCTATCTGACGCAGCTCGCCAAACTCAACGGCGTATCTGTGAGCGATATCGCCTCGAAATATACGGCTGAGCCGTCAGTGGCGCAGACGCTGGAAACGAAAATCCAGGAGTCTTCCTCGTTCCTGCAGAAAATCAATATCATCCCGGTTGATGAGCAGTCCGGCGAACGTCTGGGGCTGGGGATTGGCGCCAGTATCGCCGGTAATACTGATACCACCCAGAAAGACCGTGAGCCCGTTGATCCGACTTACATCGACGGTGAAGGGTACAAGTGTACCCAGACCAACTCTGATACGGCGCTGCCCTATGCGAAGCTGGATTTATGGGCCAAATTCCAGGACTTCCAGACGCGCATCCGTGACGCCATCATTACCCGCCAGGCGCTTGACCGCATCATGATCGGCTTCAACGGCGTGAAGCGTGAGAAAACGTCAGACCGCGCGACCTATCCACTGCTGCAGGATGTGAATATCGGCTGGCTGGAAAAAATCCGCCAGGAGAAACCCGTTCAGGTTCTGGACAAAATCGTGTCCGAAGGCGAGGTGGTTTCACAGACTATCCGTGTCGGTAAAGGCGGCGATTTCCTGAATCTGGACGCGCTGGTTATGGGCGCCGTGAATGAGAAAATCGCGCCGTGGTATCAGGAAGATACGGAGCTTGTGGTTATCGTCGGGCGCCAGTTACTGGCGGATAAATATTTCCCGATCGTCAACCGTGACCAGCCAAACAGCGAAACGCTGGCGGCAGATCTTATCGTCAGCCAGAAGCGTATCGGCAACCTCCCGGCCGTTCGTGCGCCGTTCTTCCCGGCGAATGCCATGCTGATCACCCGCCTGGATAACCTGTCTATTTACTGGCAATCAGGCTCCCGCCGCCGTTCGGTCATCGACAATCCGAAGCGTGACCGCGTGGAGAACTTCGAGTCCGTTAACGAGGCGTATGTTGTCGAAGATTACGACGGCGTTTGCCTGGTTGAGAACATCGAACTGTTGCCCGTGCAGGCAGGTGGCAATGCCAGCCCAGCGCTGACAACTGAAACCATCCAGGAAATCGTCACGGCAGCGGTGAAAGGCGCGCTTGATGCGCAGACAGCTGGCGGTGCTGGCGCCGGAGCGTGATAAATGAATCCGTTCCGAGCTCACACTCAGTATGTACAGGCTCAGGATGCCGCCCGTCAGGGCGGCAGTAATGCCAGCCTGACGGGCTACAACCAGATGCTGTTACAGCTGACAGAACACCGCAGGCGTCTTAAAACCGTCCAGTCAAATGAGCGCAAGGCTCAGCTCAAACGTGAGTTTCTCCCCGCTTATGCCTCATGGATTGCCGGTTTACTGGATGCTGACGCGTCAGGCCAGGACGACGTGGCGATGTACGTCATGATCTGGCGCATTGATGCCGGAGACTATACCGGCGCGCTGGACATTGCCCGCCATGCCATTAAACACGGCTGGGTTCTGCCGCAGCGATTCAACCGGACCTGCGGGACCGCTGTTGCGGAAGAGTTTGCCGACGCGGCAATGCGCGCTTTTTCTGCCGGTGAATCATTCAGTGCCGCCATTCTTACCCAGGTGCTCGATATCGTTGAAGGTCAGGATATGCCGGATCAGTCCCGCGCCCGACTTCATAAGGCGATGGGCTACGCGCTGCGGGATAACGATCAGGCAGTGGCGGCACTTAACCATCTGAAGCGTGCCCTGCAGCTGGATAACAGTTCTGGCGTCAAAACCGAAATCAACAAGCTTGAAAGCCGATTGCGACAGGCAATGTCGGCTTAACGAATCGTGCCAACGCGCGGGGCGGCACGGGGTGGCGACAGGCTTTATGCCGCGTCAAAACCCCGTCCACCGCCCAACTATTTGGGAGTGCCAGAAATATGCAATTCGTTTCGCCGGAAAAGGCCGGGGAAAGTACCCAGGACGTTATTAAAAACACCAGTTTCTGGCCTGATGTCAGGGTTTCAGAGTTCCGCCGTGATATGCGCATGGATGGGAGTGTCACCGATCCACGCCTGCGTCTGGCGTTGCTGACAGCGATTGCTGAAGTTAACGCCGATCTTTATGAGTTCCGCGAGAAACAACGGGCGCAGGGGTATGCGAGCCTGGCCGACGTCCCTGCTGATGTGATCGACGGCGAAAGCCAGCGGCTCATGCTGTATCGCCGTGCGGTGTTTTGCTGGGCAAAAGCAAACCTGGTTGAGCGCTATCGCGATTTTGACGCAACCGGCGACGGAAGCAAGAAAGCTGAAGATATCGAAACAACCTTAGGCGAGCTGTGGCGCGATGTGCGCTGGGCGGAGTCCCGCCTGCGCGATATGCCGCATATGACGGTGGAGCTGATTTGATGAAAGTGCGTGCGCATCAGTATGACACGGTGGACGCACTCTGCTGGCGCCATTACGGGCGCACGCAGGGAGTCACTGAACAGGTGCTGCAGGCGAATCCGGGGCTGGCTGAATATGGCCCCTTTTTACCGCACGGGCTGCAGGTGGAGCTGCCGGACATTACGGCGTCAACCACTGCGCAGACTGTCCAGTTATGGGACTGAACTATGACGCTTGAACGAATCAGCGCCTTTATCACTTACTGCGTTGCCCTGCTTCTGGCATGGCTCGGCGATTTGTCTCTTAAAGATGTATC